GTAACGTCTCCGTCTCGCTTTGTTACACTCAGCAGGACAGCGCGGGAGCAACGGGCACATTAACCACAAGAAATAACAATACGGGTGGCAGTGAGGCCAGCGGCACAATGGCACTGAGGCCGGCATAATGAAATACGGAATATTAGGCAGCTTCAACAAACTCTCCCAATTCCCCGTCACTGAGCGTGAGTGGCGGAAGGCATCCGGTGTATCTATGCGTAAGTGGGTAGACTGTACAGATGCTGAGTTAAGACCACACAGCATCGTTCGTGTTTATGAGGGCTCACGCCCAGAGACTAGCGACCGGACACAGACAGCACGACTGGATGCCAATCCCACACTCAACGGCACACGGTGGGAACAGAAGTGGATCGTCACTGCGAACGGCGCGGAACAGATCGCAGAATATGACGCTGACATTCGATCCCAGATCAAGCGTGAAGCAGGCCGGCGCATCGAAACCCTGGTCCCGGGGTGGAAACAACGTAACATTCTCGCGCGCTCGCTTGAACTGCTTCGCAAAGGGGAGAGAAATTTAACTGAAGGGGAGATGATCGAAGTTCGCACGATTGAAAAAGTGTGGGCTGAAATCCAACGCATTCGGACCGTCTCCGATACACTAGAGGCGATGACACCACCGCCTGAAGATTTCGCAGACGACAGGTACTGGGTGTAACACATGCTTGGCGCTGCACCCCTAGCGGCAATGCCCCTGGCTGATGATCTCCCAGTCACACCACCAGAGGTCGCGGCAGACACTGCTGGGAACTGGATACCTGTGATAGTTCGCCGTCGTAGAAGGACGCAATAATGGCCGTATCTGAAGTGAGTATCTGCAACCTCGCCCTACAGAAGTTGGGTGCCGAGCGTATCACGTCGCTGACGCAGGACCACCCCAACGCGCGTGAGATGAACGCTTGCTACACTGAAATGCGGGATCTGGAGTTGCGGACCTACCGCTGGGGCTTCGCCAAGAAGCGAGCCACCTTGGCAGCACACGCGACCACACCCAACACCAACAGCGGCTTTGCCTACGCCTACCCAGTGCCGTCTGACTTCCTGCGCCTGCTCGCTCAGAACGAGAGCAATTTGTTCGAGGGCGACAACACGGTCGATTGGAAGATCGAAAATCACGAGGGTGTGAAGTGCATAATGTCCTCCTACGCCACCATGCACATCGTCTACATCGCGCAGATCACTGACCCGGCGCTGTTCGACTCAGCCTTCGTGGACATGCTGGCGTCGCGCATCGCCATGCAGACATGCGAGCGCCTGACACAGAGCAACAAGAAGCGCGAGTACGCGGCCCAGGAATACCAGATGTCGCGTAAGATGGCGCGGCAGTCCAACGCCTATGAGAGCATGCCGACGCGCGGGCTCGAAGACACCTGGTACTCGGTGCGCCGCTAATGCCCAAAGTCTCACCCGTCCAAAACTTCTTCAGCGTCGGCGAAATCTCCCCGCTGCTGTATGGCCGCACGGACTTTGACAAGTACCGCGGCGCCCTGAAGACGTGCCTCAACAACGTCCCGCTGATCCAAGGGCCTATCACGCGTCGCCCGGGGACGGTCTACGTGGCCGACACCAAGACATCAAGCGCGGTCGCGCGCCTGGTTCACTTCGAGTTCTCGACCACCCAGGCTTATGTGCTGGAGTTTGGGAACCTGTATTTCCGCATGTACAAGGATCGGGCGCAAGTCGTCTCAGGCACGCCGGTCGAGGTGGTGACGCCATACACGACGGCTCAGGTGCCTGACCTGAAGTTCACGCAGTCCGCTGACGTGCTCTACATCGCGCACCCGGCGCACCCACCGGCCAAGATCACTCGGACCTCGCACACCGCCTGGACGTACACCGTCATCGACTTCAAGGACGGCCCTTACCTGGCCATCAATGCCACGACCACGACGATGACGTGTTCCGGTACGACGGGTAGTGTGACGGTCACGGCCTCTGCTGTCACTGGCATCAACGACGACACGGGCTTTCAGACCACCGACGTTGGCCGGTCGATCCGCATCAAGACATCCGGCGCTGCCTACGGGTGGGGCAAGATCACCGCTCGCGCTAGCACGACTTCGATCACGGTCCTCCTCACTGAAGACGTGGGCGCCACCACGGCCACAGACACTTGGCGGCTTGGCCTCTACTCTGAGACGACCGGCTATCCAGCCGCAGTTGGCTTCTATCAGGATCGCCTCTCATGGGCCGGCTGCACCGAGTCACCGCAGTCCATCCAACTGTCCGAGTCGAGCGTCTACGAGAGCCACAAGCCCACTGACTACGACGCTGATGCGACCTTGACGGCGTCTGCCGGCATCAACGTCACGCTGAACTCCAGCGACGTGCAGGCGATCCGGTGGATCGAGCCTGGTTCAAAGGGCCTGCTCGTTGGCACTGTGAGCGGCGAGTGGCTACTTGGCCCCAACACCTCCACCGAGGCGTTCAGCGCCACCAACGTCCGCGCGGATCCAGCCAGCAACCGCGGGTCGGCTAACTTCCAGGCGGTGCGTGCCGGCGACGGCATCCTGTTCACGCAGCGATCCAAACGCAAGGTCCGCGAGTTGGCTTACGTCTTCTCTGAGGACGAGTACAAGTCGCCCGACATGACGGTCCTGAACGAGCACATCACCTACGGCGGCATCAACAGCCCGATGGCGTGGCAGCAGGAACCGCACAGCATCATCTGGGGTACGCGCACCGATGGTGTGCTCCTGGGCTTCACCTACGAGCGCGATCAGGACGTGATCGGTTGGCATCGCCACATCATTGGTGGAACCTCTGACGCGGCTGGGGCCGACGCTAAGGTCGAGTCTGTCGTGGTCATCCCGTCCCCCACCGAGGTGCGTGATGACGTGTGGATGATCGTGCAGCGTTACGTAAACGGCGCCGTCGTCCGGCACGTTGAGTATATGTCGAAGTTCTGGGAGTTGGGTGACACTCAGACCGACGCCATCTTCCTCGACTCGGCGGTGACTTACGACAGCACGGCCACCACCACCATCTCCGGGCTAGATCACCTGGAGGGTGAGGTGGTTGCTGTCCTGGCCGACGGCAGTTCACACCCAGACAAGACCGTCTCCAGCGGGTCTATCACGCTTGATCGGTCAGCCTCGACCGTGCAGGTGGGGTACAGCTACAACAGCGACGGCCAAACGCTCCGGTTCGAGGCCGGCGCTGCTGACGGCACCTCGCAAGGCAAGACGCAACGGCACCATCGCGTGGCGTGGCGCCTGTACGACACGTTGGGCCTTATGATCGGCGCAGACTTCAACAACCTCGATGAGGTGGTGTTCCGCACGACCGCGGATGAACTCGGCGAGGCTGTGCCGCTGTTCAACGGTGACAAGTCCCAAACCTGGTCGGGTGGCTACAGCACAGAAGAACTGATATGCTGGCGTTTCTCTGGCCCGTTCCCAGGTACGGTTGAGGCGATCATGCCTCAACTCCACACACAGGACAGGTAGAATGTATCCAGTCCCGTTCGAAGCCAAACACGTCCTCCAGATGGAGGCGCAGGACCACCAGAAGTGGAACGTGGCGCTGTTCAATATGTCTGAGTTGACAGAGTTGGAGGGCCGCTACGCGCACACGCTCATGCACGAGGGCGCGCCCATCGCCTGCTGCGGCGCCGCGGTCTTCCACAAGGGTTGCGTTCGCGTATGGGCGTTGATCTCAGCCAGGGCGGTCGGGATAACGTTTCTGAACATGAGCCGTTGGGCCAAGCGGTTCCTCGACAGTCTGAAGTTCACGCGCATCGAGGCGACCGCTGCCGCTGACTTCCCGCAAGCGCGGCAGTGGCTGCGCGCGATGGGGTTCAAAGAGGAGGGGTTGATGCGTAAATACGAAGAGCGAGGCGCTGACGCCTACCTCATGGCCCTTGTGAGGGAGGACGCGTAATGGGTATCGACCCCGTAAGCCTAGCCATTGTCGGTACAGTCGTATCCGCTCTAGGCTCCGTCGTTGGTGGCATCCAAGGGATGCAGTCCGCCAACTACAACGCCAAGCTGGCCAGCCGCAACGCTGAGATCGCGAAGCGTCAGGGCGAGTTAGAGGCCGAGCGTCTAGACCGCGACGGTCGCCGTCAACGCGGTGCAATCGCCGCAGCCTACGGTGCCAACAACATCGTCGGAGGCGAGGGCTCGCCGCTGGACGTGCTTGAGAACAGCTTCACCATCGCCGCACTCGACCAGCAGAACGCCAGGTACAACGCCGACATCAGGGCCTACGGCTACCAGACTGAGGCCGCTGCGCAGAAGCAGGCGGGCAAGAACGCGCTCACCAAGGGGCTGTTCGGCGCCGCAGGCACGGCCATTGGTGGTCTGAGTAGTTTACCTGCTGGGCCTGCCTCGACAGTCGGCCTAACTGGGTACAACCCAGCGTTCCCCGGGTACGGTTCGCCTATCGGCAAGATTTAGGACATAAACAATGGCAACCATCGTCCCCTATCGCCCACAGACCTCATCCGTCGTAGGTGCGCCTGACACACGCCGCGGTACGCTCCGCGTTGACAGCAGCAACCCTTTGGCTGGCGTGGCGCAGGGGATTGGTAATTACGCTGAGAAGATCCGCGTACAGACCACACGCCAGGAACTGAGCGATGTCCGTAAGCAGTCCGCTATGGCTGAGGCAGAACTCTCGCAAGCCCTCTTGGATGCGGGCAAACTTCCTTTGGATGATCCAGACTTCGTAGAGAAACAACAGGAAATAACCAGAGGGATCCTAGATAGATACCGAGCATCCAATAATCACACAACCCCTGAAGCCATAGCGGCGGCAGACGAGATCTACTCACTACTAGGCTCCAGGAACCTAAGTGATATAGGCAAACTTCACGCTGGCCGCACCGGCCAGAAGGCTGTGTTGGACTTTACGGAAACGCAGTCCATAGAAAACAACATCGTTTATAACCAGTTTGATGTTCTCGATCAGAAGTTGGCTGACGTTGACGCCCTTGGTGATGATCCAAATAATGTTCTCGGCGGTCTAGAAGCAGGGCCGAGAGAGAAACTTCTCCATACCACTAAAAAAGACTTGGTGGACTCCGCACTGCTCGGCCTTATCGAACGTAACCCATGGGCTGCCGCAAAGGTATTAGCCTCCGGTAAGTACGACACGCTCATGGACGCCGACAGGCGGAACCTACTCGCGTCCAAGGCTGATTCTGAAGGTAAGGTTAAGACCGCAGAAGCAAGCGCGGTGTGGTTGTCCGATGTTGCGATAAAGGCACAGACAACGGGAGAGGTGTCAGACGCAGACAAAGAACGACTGACAAACCTGGTCAGGATGGGTGTGGTCGCATCTGGCGCGCGAACCTCAATTCTGACCTCTGCTGCCACCAAGAGGCGTTCTGTGTTACGTGGGTTTGAGGCGGCGACAGTAGAGGCTGCTGAATATGGTCATATTCGCGAAGCGTTCGCCACCGGGACGGGGGATGTTAGTGGGAAGCCGTATACCCGCACCCTATCCGATGGCTCTGAGATAACCATAAACCCTAAGAAGTACCTGGATAGCGTCATAAAACTTGCGATTAAAGATCAAACGGATTTAGGACACCCTCCAACTGACGCAATCAATAAGGCTGTTGGGCGTTTGGTCGCCGTTGGGGTGGGCGTTAAGATGGATAGCCTTAGCGTGCCTATGGACGCGGGTGTTATGGCCGGTAACAGTTTGTCCGCCATAACGGACAGGAAAGAGGGCGAAGACTATACGGTGTTCCAGAAGCGGGCTCTCGTTGGATACCAACACTGGGTGGGACTGGAGGGTTTCCCTGAGATGCGCAGGGCCAACGCATCTAGCGGCGCGGCTGACTACTACGCAATCGTAGACTTGCTTGTAGAGGAGGGCCTTGGTCAAGAAGAGGCTATCGCCCAGGCGTCCGTAATATCGCGTAGTGGTGGCCTTATGAAGATATCAGATAAAGTGGCCCAAGAAGTATTCGCTGACAGTTCGCTGGCTGACTTTGGCAACTCCGGGGATCTCTACGCAGCCGTCACAGAGAAGGCCAGGCTTCGGACCAACCTAACTCAAGAGCAGGCCATGAAGACTGCGATAGCCTCTATGGAGTCAACCCTGTCCGTAGTTGACAACTTCGCCTTCAATGGCAGTCAACTGGGCCTCCCCCCTCGTCCTGTGTGGAAATACATGCAAGACGCTGGTGTAAAGGCGTTCATGTCGTACAAGGGCAACGCGGAACAGATGGAGCAGTCAGGGTTAACCACGAGAGACCTCCGTCTGATCCCCCTCCCTGGTGACGCAGCCAGATGGCGTCTGATCGTGTCTAAACCCGGCAGTCAGTACGACGGGTTTCAACCCCCTGGTAGGTATCAGTACCTTCCCTCTCTGCGTCAACTTGAAGATGTGACCATCGAGTATATGGGCGTGAAAACCTTCGCTGAGGTCACTGCTAAGGCGCAGGAAGAAGAGGCGGCACGGCAGCGGTTGAACGATTCTGAGCAGGGTGCCAATATCGCGCAGCCGCTGCTTAATCCGGGTGTCGGTAAAATAGGCGGTGTAAACGCACCTGCACCGCAGCCAGAGGCAGAGTAAGATGGAAGACACCGGACCGACATTTGCGGTAAGCCCCAAACCCAGAGCCTTCCCTGAGTACGACCCGTTCTTTACTAATCCGGCGGCCCCTCCCCCTGGCCGATATAGGACACGCGAGCAGCGTAACGATGCGCTTATCGCACTTGATAGTGAACGGCCAACGCTGAGGGAAGGCTTCGAAATAGCCCTAGGGGGCGACACTCTTGGTGGTGCAGTCTTACGGGACTTCAGGGCCGACGCGGACTCAGACGAGGTTGATCCCTCCTTCTCGTGGAACAAAGCCCTTTTCGACGAGTTGACGTTTGACGTACCTGCGGAGTACCGAAAACTACTAGGATCCGCTCGGTCGGAGAAACACGCCAGGCGGCTTGCGGGAGAGGCGAAAGAGCGTGCGGAGAACGACCGTAGGATAGGTCTTATGGGTTGGACCGGCACTGCTCTGCACGCGACAGCCGCGTTGACAGATATTGTCGCTATCGGCGCGGGGCTAATAACAGGCCGTGCAGCAGCGGCACCGCTTGTAGGCGCGCGCTTTGCCCGCGTCCGTCAGGCCACGCGAATGGGTATAGACGCCGGGTTGAGTAACGCGGCGATTGAGGCATACATCGCGGAACAAGACCCGACGCGAACGACCGAAGACATCATCATCGCCGGGATTTTCGGTCTCACTGTGGGCGCGGGGCTAGGTGGTGTTCTGCGTCCACGAATAGCCCCAGACGCTCCCGGTGCAGGGGCGTTACCAGGATCAGAAGCGGGTAAGAGTTACTACCCTGGTGGCGCGGGCCAGTTTGAAGACGATGTTCTCGCAGACTACGCCAATCAATGGCTAGATCAGTCACGAGAGATCACTCGCATGGCTGACGCCGCGGCGGCGGACGGTCGCCCGGTAACGAGGTTAGACCAGGCGAGAAACATCGAGGCCAACGCCGACCAACTGCTGTTCGCAGAAGGGCGCAACGTAGACACTCGACTAGGGCCTGTGTCAGACGAGTTGGCCCTACCGATGCCGCCACGCAGTCAACTAGGCAAGACCTTGTTGAAGGATTATGCGGAGGAGGCTCTGCCGGCTCGCAGGGCAGAAGCTCGTAACACAGACAGCCGGCTCGGTCCTGTCACAGACGATGTCGCTGTGGCTATGCCCGGTCGGGCTCAATTGGCAGTCACTCGCCTGCTCGACTACGCTGAGGACAACCTCCCGGCGCGTAGGGCTGAAGCCAAAGACAGCAACCTAGGCCCGGTCTCTGACGACCTGGCTGTGCCAATGCCCAGAGACCTGGAGAACACACGCCTCCTCGATTATGAGGAGGCCAACCTTGCGCTTCGCCGCGAGGAGGTAAACAGTTACTCCAGCAAAGACGCCAAAGAGATGGTCACGCGGGCTGAAGACGCCATTATGATCATCGCTGCTTCAAACCGGAGAAACCCGGCGATAACATCCATCCAGAAGTCCATGCTCACTGCACGCATGATGATGGAGAAGATACAGCGCGCGGCCGAAGGTACAACGCCGATCCTGCGGGCGCGAGGCCGCTTGGCACAAGCGGGGCTTATCGCTGCCCGTATGGATAAAGGGGTCGGCACGCCCCTCCTGGCACCTGTCGGGTCTCTCTCCGACATACGCGGCATGACGCTGCGAACAGACACAAAGTATCCTGCGAACTCTGATATGGCACCCAAGAGCGCTGTTGACCTACAGAAACTCGACGACCTGTCGGCAGAGGACGCCGCCAGCAAACTCGCTGACGCAACGGAGGCGTACAACGCGCGTGGGCCGGCGTTTATTCGGGGCAACGAGCCTCCGAGAACCCTGACTGAGGTGGAGATCGCCAAGAAGAAGATCGGTGAGCCGAAGGGCAAGTACACCGAAGAGCAGTTTATGAAGGACTTGAAGGACTCCATAAAACTCCTGGATGGCGTGGCCGACGATCTTGCCAGGGCTGTTGACATTGAAGGGGCTCCGCAAGCCCTCACCCATGTCCGGTACGCGCAAGACCGGCTACGTGGCGGCGACGGCCCTGCCGACTCGGTTGGCGCTATGCGTGTTGAGCGCACGCCTGAGTACGAGGAACTGACAGAGTTAGAGAAGCGCATGTTCGACGCGCAGAACACACCTTACACGGCGTTCGGGGCAGTCCGGTTCTCGTTCTCCGGGAGAGGGAAGAGCAGCCGCAGTGATACAGTGCGTAAGTTCTTTCTCCATGCAACGCAGGACGCGGTCGGACACAAAGACAAGTCGGTGGTCCCTATCGCTGCGTCCGAGCGAACCATGATGGACATGCACAGGACTCAGGCTCGTTTTCAGAGTGACATCACACTCCCCCTACACCAGTGGGCAGAGGCGAGGGGGGTGTCCCTTAGCGAGAAACTGACCCAGAACCACGTCGATGAGTTCATGAAGGAAGTGTCGTTCGCCCAGCGCCGACCACCAGTGCAAGACCTCGACACCCTAACACCTGGCGACAGGGCTATCCAGGTGGCCGCGAACCAGAACAGGGAGATATACAAAGACCTTGAGGCGTTCGCCACAGCAAAAGGGATACCGGGCTTTGAGGGCGTGAGGTCATCTGAGACCTACGTCCCCCGCGTCGGGAGCGCCAGAAACATCGACGGCATGGTCACTGCAAAAGGTGAGCCGTTCGTTGTGCGCTTGGTGGAAGGCGCCATCATGCGAGGATACAACGGCAACATCGACAACAGTGTCGCCAACAGGTTGGCCGACGCTTGGCTGAAGGGCATGCGTCGCGCAAGGTTCCCGCTGGATAACATCACCAGGGCCGTTGAGGGCGATGACCTTGAGACGCTGACTAAGCTGCTGAGTGAAACAATGGATACGTTGGAGGCTGAGAAGCTCGTCTCCAAGATACGCCTCCTGTCCAAGGGCGATCCTGAGCGCGCCAAAGACCCGAACGCCCGTAAGCGGTTCATAATGGATGAGACGTTCGAACTCGAAGGGTCGAGACTCGAAGACTTGCTGGAGAACAACGCCGAGCGACTGCTGAACCGTTATGCACACAACATCTTTGGTGCAGGACACATGCAGGACGTTATGAAGAAGTTCGCCGTGGTGCAGGACGGTGAGGAGGTGGTGCCGTCTCTTGAGAAGTTGATACGCGAGATCAAAGACACCGCAGGCAGGTACGGCCTCACAGATACGCAGGCACAGCGGATAACAGAAGACATGAAGGTCGTGGATAAACTCATCCGCGGTATACCGCTGGAAGACAAGAGCGTAACGAACGAGGTTATGCGGCTGCTCCGCGACTACCAGTTCATGCGCGTCGGCGGCTCATTCGGCTTCGCCCAGATACCAGAGTTCGGCAACATCATAGGGCAGGGCGGCATCCGCGCGATGGCGCAGCAAATGCCTGAGTTGGACAACATCTTTTCCAGGGCGAAGAACGGCAGGCTCAACAACGAGTTCCTCGATGAGATCGAGGCCGCGACAGCATTAGGTACAGATAGGCATCGCCGGTCGTACAGCAACAATTTGGACGACTACGGTGCGTCCGAGAACGTCATGTTCAACAAGGTCGACGATGTATTCCGTAGAGGAAAGGCCGTCGTAGCCGACATAGGGCTGCTGACGACCGTCAACACTGGCCTGCAACGCACGTCCGCGGCTGTCATAGGGCAGAAGTGGCTGAACATGGCGTTCAGGAAAGGCCCTCTGACAAAATCCGAGTTGAATCGGTTTGCGGCGGACAGTCTCTCACCCGAGATGCTGGAGCGCATGTTCACCCAGATGCGGGCACACGCCGTCACCGTTGAAGGCGGCCTGGGCAAGACAGTCAAACGGATGAACCTGGCCGGATGGGCAGACCAGGAGGCGGCGTCTCATTTTGTCGAGGCACTGAACCGCGTATCCACCAGGTTGGTTCAGCAGAACGACATAGGTCAGGCAACAACGTGGATGACCAAGCCGATGGCGAGGATATTCACCCAGTTCAGAACCTTCTCTATCCACGCCTACGAAAAGCAACTCCTTCATGGCATCCGCAACTTCGACCCTGAGACATTCTTTTCTTGGTCTTCTGCCTTGCTGCTGGCAGGACTCACATATGTTGGCCAGACACACGTAAACGCTATCGGCAGGTCCGACAAAAAAGAGTATCTTGAGAAGCGCCTGACCTACGAGGCTATAGGTACGTCAGCGTTCCAACGTGCGGGGTTCGCCTCACTATCCCCATCGGCTGTAGACACCATCGCGTGGGGAGTGGGTGGTGATCCAATCTTCGGTTTCAGCAGAACCTCCGGTCAGCCAGCTAACCTCTTAACCGGCGCCGCGTCAGTTGGATTTGTAACTCAGTTGGGTGGGGCTACGGGTGGTATATCCCGAGCAATATTCAACAGCGACTACGACTTCAGTCAGCAAGACATGCGACGGTTGGAAGGCTTAGGCCCTTTCTCAACAGCAATGGGTATAAGGCAGACGTACAACCTACTCAACTCACCTCTGCCAGAAACATCGAGGTAGA